TGGCGGAGGTAGAAGATGGAACTGGGGATTGATTGGATTTTCCGTGATGACTTATTTAACCCAAAAGAGGATGGTTCAACAGTTCCTATTGAGTTACTGGTTGACCCGTTCGCAGGAGTGGTGTATAATTACACCACAGTTAAATTCAAACTAGGTGAGGATGATGTTCCTCGTATTCAGTATGACTATGAGATTATAAAGACAAATGACCTATCAATGGTGACACTAAGGAAGAACCAAAAGTTCAATACAATCCTTGGACTTATTTTAAATACATTACTATTGGATGCGTCAGAAGCGGAAGGTGCGAGTGAGACTAGAACTAACCATACTGAAGAACCTGATCAAGAATGAAGTTTACACCCGCAAGGTTCTTCCATTCATAAAAGAGGAATACTTTTCTAATACCGAAGATCGGCTGCTTTTCAAAGAAGTGGCCGGCTTCGTATTAAAGTATAATCAACAACCAACCTTTGATGCTCTAAACATTGAGGTTGATAACTTGCGTGGTACAACCGATGATACGGTCAAGAATATTAAGGAGACACTAAAAGAACTTAATGATGACACAGTTTTAACAAACCCAGACTGGCTTTTAGACAATACCGAAAAGTTTTGTCAAGAAAAAGCTATATATAATGCTATCACATCTTCATTGGAGATTATGAACGGCAAAGGTAAATTGGAAAAAGGTGCTATACCCGGTCTATTGTCCGATGCCCTTTCTATCTCTTTTGACCCGAATGTAGGCCATGATTACCTAGAACAATATGGAGATCGCTATGAGTATTACCACAGAGTCCAAGAAAAGTTACCGTTCGATCTTGACTTCTTTAACAAGATTACAAAGAACGGAGTTCCTAGAAAAACTCTCAATGTTGTTATGGCTGGTGTTGGAGTGGGCAAGTCTCTTTTTCTTTGCCATCTTACCTCTAGCTATCTTAATCAGGGTAGGAATGTTCTTTATATTACATTAGAGTTGGCTGAAGAGGAAGTATCAAAAAGAATAGATGCCAACCTGATGAATATCACCTTTGATGATCTTATGGTTCTGCCAAAAGATATGTATCAGAAAAAGATTGATAACCTAAAATCTAAAACTAATGGAAAACTAATCGTCAAAGAGTATCCAACTTCCTCGGCATCTGCTACACATTTCAGGTCTTTGTTGAATGAGTTGAACCTCAAGAAAAACTTTGTACCAGATGCCATTATGATTGACTATCTAAATATCTGTTCATCGTCTCGTATCAAACCAGGTGTTGCCAATAGTTATACATACATCAAGGCAATCGCCGAGGAACTAAGAGGTCTGGCAGTTGAGTTCAATGTTCCTGTTTGGTCTGCTACACAGTTGACCAGAGGTGGTTATAACAGTTCCGATCCAGATATGACCGATACTTCCGAGTCCTTTGGTTTGCCTGCTACGGCTGACTTGTTCTTGGCACTCATTACAAACGAAACCATGGAACAGTTGAAACAGGTTCAGGTTAAACAGTTGAAGAACCGTTACAATGATCCGTCACAGAATAAAAGATTTGTCATTGGTATTGACAAAAGCAAAATGAAGTTGTATGATGTAGAACAATCAGCACAAGACATTGTGGACTCAGGACAGGAAGAAGTCAAACCTATTCCTAGACAGTTTAATGGTGGTAACAGCAAGTTCAAAGGATTGAAAGTATGAAATATCATAAAGTCTACCACGAATTTGATAAAGATGATTGTGTTGTGTGGCATGTGTATGAGAAAGCAACAGGCCAAATATTAGAAAGTTTCTTTTTTGAGGAAGATGCTGTTGCCTTTGCTATAGAATTGGATAACGGAAGGGCATTTTCAGGATTCACACCTTCATTCATATTGAGAAAGGTTATTATGAAAAACGATATTAACGAAGCATTTCATGCGGAGTTTGCATAATTGGTTCCGTAGCTCAACAGGATAGAGCAACTGCCTTCTAAGCAGTAGGTTGGGTGTTCGAGTCATCCCGGAATCGCCATTAAGGAGAAATAAATGGAAGATCAGTATAAACTTTTATTTGAATGTTATCTTTCCGGTCAAATGACTGAAAAGCAATGGCAAGATCATTTAAAAGATCAAGACTTTAATAAATGGTACAATAACTTTCTCGATGAAAAGAGAAAAATTTTTGATCAAAAACTAAGAGGAGAAACCAATGTTTGAACTATCAGATGAAACAAGAACAAAAATTGTTGAACTAGTAAGAAGTCATTTTAACGTAACAGCAGAGCAACACTCTGATGAAGATATCAATGCCTTTTTTGATAAGATTGTAGATATTGTAAAAGCACAGTTTGGAATGTAATATGAAAAAGTATCTAATGATTGCCGCCTTTCTGTTCACCACTCCTGTTATGGCAAATACAGGTGATGATTTGTTTGGCGGCATATTCGACGAACAACCACAAATCCAAGTCAGGAAAGGTAAACGTGCTAAAACAATTCAAAGCAATGATAATGATGATTGGACTGCTAGTTGGGGTAATCATGGTCATGGAGGCAGCCGCATGGTTGCTTCTTTCTACGGGCATGGTGAAAAACTGGCCCGCCATACAGCTTCCGGAGAAGTATTCAATCCACATGGACACACAGCGGCACACAGAACATTTCCATTTGGTACCGTGCTTCGTGTCTGTCACAGAGGTTGTGTAAATGTCACGGTTAATGATAGAGGACCCTTTGTCCGCAACCGTCATCTCGATTTGTCTTATGGTGCTGCTAGGGCTATCCATATGGGATCGACATCGACGGTAACGGTAGAGAGACTAAATTAATACTTGCCAAGACCGCCTGGGTGCCTATATACTAGTAATGGATCGCAGTGCAGCATCTCTTATGAAATTATAGGAATTTTCCAATAATGGAAGAAAAGAAAGTATGTGCCTTATACGGGTGTGATAATATTGTAACAAACTGGAGGTTATCTTGTTGTTGCATGAGTCACGCCCGGCGTAATGCTGCTAAAATAAGACACGGATCAGAAAATAAACCTAATGTTAAACAAAAAGAAAAGAAACAAAAGGTTCAAAAATTTGACCCTGAGTTTCGGGTTGTAAAAAAGAAGAATAGAAAGTATGTCACCCCTGTGTGGGCAGATAGAAAGAAAATACAAGAAATATATGATGAAGCAATACGCATAAGCAAAGAAACCGGTATACCACATGAGGTGGATCATATAATACCTTTAAGACACGATTGGGTATGCGGATTACATGTGGAAACAAATTTGAGAATTGTTACAAAAGAAGAAAATCGCACAAAATCAAATAAATTTATATGCGATTAATGTTTCGCTAACTTTAGGAAACTAAGAAAGGAAAAGAAATGAATAAGATTATTTCTCTACTGACACTATTCTACTTTGCCACACCAGCCATGGCTGCTGATGCTGGCGAGTATAATCCTGAAACATTTGAGAACTATGGATATGCTTCTGCTGCCTCCGTCTTCGGTGGTTCAGAACTAAAGGGTGGTCTTCGTGGTGCACAAGTGGCAAGTAACCAGCATAAAGAAAACTCCTACTATCCTGGATATACAGTCACACACCCACAAACCACTAAATAAGAGATATTGTTCCATTCTCTAAGGTTAAAATGTGTATCATCGCCGCAAAATACATTAAAGGTAAAGGCTGGATTTTAGCCAAGAATAGAGACCAAGACTATATCTCAAATGTTTCGTTTCGTGACGAAAAGAATGATAAGGTCGGAGAAATACTGGTTATGTATGACCATGAGATATCATACCAAGAAGGTATGAACAATGATGGTCTGGTCATTATGACAACCAGTCTTACTCCGATCCTTAGTCTTGAAACAAATAAAAAAGATGGTGACAATATCTACAAGGCACTTCAGATGAACCAAGAAGATGCCGCCAATTTTCTAATCCGTCAGCAAATGACCGGTTTTATCTTTCTAGCAACTCCACAAAGATTAATAGTTATTGAGGCCGCCAGAATGGATGAAGGCAAAGGTGAATACAAATCCAGACTCCGTGCCATTCCAAAAGGTGAGACAATTGTTAGAACAAACCACGGCATATATTTACCTTGGGCAGGATTCCAGCCTGGTATCACAGAGACACAAGATGTATGGAGAAAGTCCAGTGAAACTAGAAAAGCATTGGCAGAAAAGTCACTTGCTAAGGCCAATACACCAGAAGAAATGTTGGATGCTCTTGCTGCTAAAATGACCAGTGACTTACAGATGAATTGCTTCCGTGTAGAAATCAAACCAAGACAGATGAGAACCATTTTCCAGTGGTCATTGGTACCTTCAGAAGGTGTTGCTTATATTCGTCCTATTCAAACTAAGATGAAACTAAAGGTATCACATGAAGGTCTCACCATAAAAATGCTAGATAATGAACCAATCAAAAAAATCTATGACGGTGCCATTAGGCATTTCTCTAAGATAAAGGTGATTGATGGTGGTGAGGAATTCCAAACAATAATTACCGAAGATAGAGTTCCTTTGAGATTTAAGGAATTTATAAACTAGTTGACAAGGTCAACAATTTAGTGTAGGATTATATCATAGTCAATATGGAGCAATCGTAATGGCAAGGATTAATACCGATGTGGACGTTGAAGTTGATGCTGATGCATTTTCTACGGAAGAGTTGATCTATGAATTGGAGACCCGAGGATATACGGTTACTCCTGCGGATCAACCTACATATGAAGGTGAGGCATTAGAATCTTTTACAGATAAGATCCACGGAATTTACCGAGATTTCCTTCTTTG